TTAGCATACGGAACAGTAGGGTCATCAGGAACAACTGATACCTGTGCTGTCGTTGCTGGACAGTATACATAACACACTTAGGGGGGTTTCATAACCTCCCTTTTTTTTATTCATAAATCTTAACCTATGACTACCACAACTACAACACTCGATACCGAACTATCCGCAGTTAACTCAATATTGGGTAGCATAGGTCAGTCTCCTATATCTCTATTAGACTTTACCAATCCAGAGGTATCATTTGTATACAACATATTAAAAGAATCTAATCAAGATGTACAGTCTGAAGGATGGACTTTTAATATAGAATATCATATAAAAAATTCTAGTAAAACTAGCGACAATAAATTTATTATACCTTCAGATGTTATGCGTATAGATATGGAAGACGCATGGGATCGTACTAGAGATTTTGTTAGAAGAAAAGATTCTGATGGACTATGGAAAATATATGATAGAGTAAATCATACATTTGAATTTCCTGATGATGATTATTTTCATTTTAATTATGTTAGACTTTTAAGCTTTGAAGATATCCCAGCTCCATTTCAACGATATGTAATATATAAAGCTTGTGGTAGAGCAGCAGTACAATTAGTTTCTAACGCTCAACTACAAAAAATGATGGCTACTTTTGAAACTCAATCTAGAGCAGCATGTATGGAATATGAATGTAATCAAGGTGACCATAACTTTATGGGTTGGCCAGATGATTCAGCATATCAATCTTATAAACCTTATCAAATGCTAAGACGCTAATGGCAAGTGTTACTCAAAAAATACCTAGCTATGTTTTAGGTATGTCAACACAACCTGACGAAAGAAAATCTCCGGGTCAAGTTGTTGATTTAGTTAATGGTGTACCTGACGTTGTACGCCAACTTATTAAACGTCCCGGAAGTCAATTAATAAGTGCAATATCTCCATCTACTGTAGCTAATGCTAAATGGTTTAACATATATACTCAAGATGATGAACAGTATATAGGTCAAGCTGCTGCAGACGGTACAGTTACTGTATGGAGATGTAGTGATGGAGCAATTATACCAGTCGATTACGCTAATGTAACAGGTACAAACAAAGCTACTTACTTAGATAATACTGCATTGTCAGATGAAAAATCTTCTGACATACAGGTAATGACAATTAACGAAACTACATTCTTTTGTAATAGAAGAAAAAATGTAGCAATGTTAACTGATGCTTCAAAGAAATCTCCTCCTCAATTAAACGAAGCATTTATATCTTTAGATACTATATCTTATGGTAAACAATATGCTATAGATATTTATGATCCTACAAGTAATGCTACAACTAGCCATACTAGAGCTACAGGATTAACTGTTGCTACGGTTGATGATGGTTCTAACTATAGTGGTAGTAGTAACGGTGACTGTAAAGGAGCAGGTAGAGAAGTTGTTAATGTTAACTCAGGTACAGCTATAGGATCTACTTCGCCTCCTAATGCAAGTTCAGGTGGTAAGAGTAATCTTAGATATGAAATGGATACTCGTTGTACACCTCAACCTACAGCACCTGTTGACGAGGATTATACATATCATGATACATATCAAGCTTATGTAAAACTACAATTTGGTGGAGAAGGATGGACAACAAATGATACACATCAGCATACATCAGCAAAAGGTGTAACAACTACAGTTACAGTTAAGAGTCATGTAAACGTTATATCCAGAGCTAACGTAGCTATGGTACGTCCAGCTCCTACATCATCTAGTGCAGAAGAACATGTATCTTCTGGAGGTATATTAGGAGATATAAAAACAGCTTTAGATGCTATAAGTGGACACGGTATTACAGCTACTATTTGTGGTAATGGTATTCATTTATACAGAGCTACACCTTTTAGTGTAACCTCACCTGAAAAACAATTAATGACTGTTACTACAACTGAAGCTAATAATATAGCTGACTTACCTCGTGTATGTCGTCATGGTTATACAGTTCGTATTGTTAATAGTGGTGAAGATATGGATGATTACTACCTTCGTTTCCAAGCTGAAGGTGTAACAGCAGATATAGTACAGCAAGCTACATATGCTAGATCAGGGAGTACTGTAACAGTTACCTCTGCAAATCATGGACTAGCTAACGGTAGTCAGGTTATACTTGACTTTACAAGCGGTAATGGTAGTGATAACTTCTATACTATAACAAGTGTTGCTGACGCTAATACATTTACTGTAACAGATGCATCTTCAGGTACAACTAGTGGTAATGTCACAGTTCATCCCTGTCGCTTCGGAGAGGGCGTGTGGGAAGAGGTAGCAGCTCCGGCGGTAACAACTACCTTTGACAACGATACAATGCCTTTGAGCCTCACTAGAGTGCTTCCGGGAACATTCTCTATAAATGGTGGTGGTGCTACATCCTATGCTAACGGTGCATTCCAATTTAACTACCCTGCTTGGGGTGAACGAGATGTAGGTGATGATGTTACTAATCCAGAACCTACCTTTGTAGGACATCCAATACAAAAAATGTTGTTCTTTAGAAATAGAATAGCTCTGCTTAGTGCAGAAAATATTATATTATCTAGAGTAAATGACTTCTATAATTTTTGGGTAAAAACTGCGATGGCAATTTCTAACGCAGACCCAATAGATTTACAATCTAGCTCTACGTTTCCTACTAAATTATTTGATGCTGTAGAAACACCCGGAGGTTTAGTTATCTTTAGTGCTAGTGAACAGTTCTTACTGAGTTCTGGAGCTGAAGCTTTACTTACTCCTGAGACAGCTAAGATAACATATGTATCATCGTATGCTTATAACCCTGACAGTAATCCTGTGTCTTTAGGAACTACTATAGGATTTTTAAATAGCACAGCTAGAGAAGCTAGATTTTATGAAGTAGGAAATGTTTCTACAAGAAATGAACCTACTGTTGAAGAACAAACTAAAGTTGTTGCTGAGTTATTTCCTCAAAAAATAACTAATGTAACTGCATCAACGGAAAATAACTTATTAATGTTTGCTGTAGATAGTACTTTACATACTGCAAGCAATGAAGTATGGTGTTATAAATGGTATGTACAAGGTGATACTCGTGCTCAATCTGCATGGTTTAGATGGACTTTACCTAATAATATTGTTTACCATGTAATGATGGATGATAATTATTATGTTGTTTTAAATACCGGCTCCACATATACATTAGAAAAATTTGACATAAAATTATCTTCGGCAACTCCGATGATAGGAACAGCTCCAGATGAAAACCGTGTACATTTAGATACAAAGAAAACTATTGCATCTGGAGATATGACTTATAATAGTGCTACTGATGTAACAACGTTTACATTAGGTGCAGGATTTTATAGCTCTCGTACACTCACAGTTTATTGTATAACTGATAGTGATGCAGCTGGTAAGAGTTATGATATCCCAGCATCCGCTATTACAGGTACAGCTCCTAACGAAACAGTTACTTTACCCGGAAATTGGAAGACATCTACCGAAGCTGGTACGTCTGCAAGTTCTGTAAATACAGATTTAATTGTTGGGTATGAATATGAATTTGAAGTAGAGTTACCTAAAGTTTATGTAACATCAACTTCTGGAGAAAGATCTACATCTATAACTAGAGGATCTCTTGTTATTCATAGAATGAATTTTGACTTTGGAGATGTAGGTGTATTGGATATAACTTTAAAACGTAAAGGAAGAGATGACTATACCTATACAGTTGAATCAAAAGAATGGAATAATATTAATGCTAGTACTGCTGCAATAGCAACAGACTACAGACATACAATTCCAGTATATGATAGAAACACTAACCTAAGTGTATTTATAAAATCTAATCATCCTTCACCAGCAACCTTATTTTCAATGAACTGGGAAGGAGATTACTCACCAAGATATTACAAAAGTGTCTAATTACATTCACCCAATTACAATGGAGGCAGCCGTTGAGGTCGCCTCTAATCTTCGTACAGATGACTATAGAGAAGTATGGGAAGGTCATGGCCATTTCCCACGCTGGTATAT